ATATGATTAATCAAGGAATTGGAAGTATAACTAAAATTACGGAATAGTATGTTTAAGAAGAAAAAGGTGAATCACGTAGAAGAAGAAATTGAAGTGGTGTCTAAGCCATTAATAACAAAGGTACAAGTTAAAGAAGTTGAGAATATCAAAGGTGTACGAACCATTGTTTCTCACAATGGATAATGAAAATACAACAATTAGTTGTATATCAGTTATCTTATCATATTTAGTAATAAATTAATAAATCAATATGAACGCAAAAGAAATCGTTGACAAATTCAAGTCAATTTTGCTTTCTACAACAGAAGAGGTTACGGAAGTTGCTATTGTTGAAGAAGTGAAGTTGGAAGAGCAAGATGACTTAGCTGCATTAGCAGAAGATGCACCAGTTGCAGATCCTGCTACTGATGTAGTAGAGGAAGCTGCTAAAGAAGAGATGTACGCTACAAAAGAAGAATTGGCTCAAGCATTAGCAGAAATGAAGGCTATGTACGACCAAATTATGGAAGGTATGAGTACGGAGTCTCCTAAAGACGCTCCTGCTGAATTAGAGGAATTGTCTTCTCAAGAAGAAGTATCTCCTTTATTACACTCACCAGAAGAAGTGGTTTCTTCTAAAGAATTAAACCTATACTCTCAGAAAAGAGCGAAGACTACATTTGACTTAGTATTATCTAAAATCTCTAAATAAACAAAAATGGCAACTACAACATCAATCACTACTACTTACGCAGGTGAATTTGCTGGGAAATATATTTCTGCTGCATTACTATCCGCTAATACTATCGAAAACGGTGGTATCGAAGTAAAACCAAACATCAAGTTCAAGGAAGTAATTAAGAAAATCTCTACAGATGGTTTACTTAAAAACGGTACTTGTGATTTTGACCCAACTTCAACTGTTACCTTAACTGAAAGAATTATTCAGCCAGAGGAGTTTCAAGTTAACTTACAATTATGTAAGAAAGACTTTCGTTCTGACTGGGAGGCTGTAGAAATGGGAGTTTCTGCATTTGACAATTTACCTCCTTCATTCGCTGATTTCTTAATAGCACACGTTGCTGCTAAAGTAGCACAAAAGAATGAGCAAAACATTTGGTCTGGAGCAACTGCTAACGCTGGCGAATTTGACGGATTTATTCCATTAATGACTGCTGATACTGATGTAGTTGACGTAACTGGCGCTTCTATCGGAGCTGGTGGTGTAACTGCTGCTAACGTAATCGCTGAATTAGGAAAAGTAGTTGATGCTATTCCTTCTAGTCTTTACGGTAAGGAAGACCTAAATCTTTATGTGTCTCAGAACGTAGCTAGAGCCTATGTTAGAGCATTAGGTGGATTTGCTGCTAATGGTTTAGGTGCTGCGGGAACAAACGCACAAGGAACTCAATGGTTCAACAATGGTTCACTTTCTTTTGATGGTGTTGCTATCTTTGTAGCTAACGGATTAACTTCTAACTACATTGTAGCTGCTGAGAAATCTAACTTATATTTTGGAACAGGTTTGTTATCTGATCAAAATGAAGTAAAAGTTATTGATATGGCTGACATAGATGGGTCTCAAAATGTTAGAATTGTAATGAGAATGACTGCTGCCGTACAATACGGAATTGGTGCTGACATTGTTCTTTACACTCCTGTAGCATAATTTAACATAAATAAACAATAAAAGGGCAGGTAGGTGACTGCTTGCCCTTTTTTAATTAATCTAATAAATACATAAAATTATGGCTTGCGATATATCATTAGGAAGAATTGAGCCTTGTAAAGACAGCGTTGGTGGCTTAAACGCTATTTACTTTGTTAATTACGGAGATTTAGGAGCAATCACTTACGATGTTACTAATACTGATGTAATTGATGGGGTAGCTGGAACACCGTCTGCTTACAAGTACGAACTTAAAGGAACATCTACATTTACACAAAACATTCAGTCTTCAAGAGATAACGGAACTACTGCCTTTGAGCAAGTATTAGAAGTTACCCTTAAAAAACTAAGTATTGCTGACCACAAAGAAATCAAATTGCTTTCTTATGGTAGACCTCACGTTTTAATAGAGGACAACAATGGAAACGTTTTTGTAGCTGGCTTAGAACACGGAATGGATGTAACAGGAGGAACTGTTGTTACAGGTGCTGCAATGGGAGATCTATCAGGTTACACATTGACGCTTACAGGAATGGAGAAAGTACCTTCTAACTTCTTAGGAGATACTATTGCTGCTGCTGGATTCACAGTTGTATTAGGAGCATAACTTATACTCTTAAACATAGTAAGGGTAAATTTAAGTACTCTTAAACATAGTAGAGCTAAGTTAGTTGCTATTAAACATAGTAGAGGGAGGGCAATAGCCCTCCTTTTTCTATTTATATACGTTTGTACTAAAACTAAAACAAAAACATAGGTTTTCAGTTATCATACTATGATAAGATTGTTGCCTAACACATTAGTTCAAACTATTGCCGTTATTCCAAGAGAGTTTCCTACTGTAGGCACTCCTTTTGACGACATCAGCTTGACTATAACTGAAGACGGCACTAATAAATCAGAAACCATTACAGGTATATCAGCTACTGTTCCAGATGTGAATAGTAATTTTGTTTATATGGACATTACTTTCTCAATACTTAGTGCAGAAAACGCTTACTACTTAGAATTCACAAATGGTAGTTCATTGTTTTACAGAGACAAGGCATACGCAAGCACTCAAGCTGATGATGAGGTTGTTCACACTATAAACGAGAACAAATACAATGAGTATGTTGGTAATGGTGATAATGAATACATAGTATTATAGTATGAAACACAAAATAACTAGAATAACAAACCTACCGCAAGAGCCTAAAAAGCAGGGATCTACTAGGGTTATTAATTTATCTGGATACCAAACTCCAGAGGTTAAAGAAGTCTACGGTAAGGATTGGGTACAATACGGTGAAAATAATGATTACTTTGATGGATTAATAGACAAGTATCTTGGTAGTCCTACTAATGCTCGTTGTATTAATGGAATTATAGATATGATATACGGTAGAGGCTTGGAAGCCTCTGACTCTGATATTAAGCCAGAGATGTACGCTAAGATGAAGATGCTCCTTAAATCAAGGGAAATGAAGAGGGTGTCTAATGACTATAAAATGCTTGGACAAGCCGCTGTACAGATTGTATATAATAAGCAAAAGACAAGCATAGTAAAAGTATTACACTTCCCAATGGAAACATTAAGAGCTGAAAAAGCCAAGGAAGGTAAGATCTGTGCATATTACTATCACCCTAAATGGGCTGATATAAAGCCAAGCGATAAGCCTAAACGAATACCTACTTTTGAGAATGGAGGAAAAAGTGATGTTATTGAGTTATATATATTCAAGCCATACAGAAGTGGATTCTACTACTATGCTCCAGTCGATTATAATGGATGCTTACAATACTGTGCCCTTGAAGAAGAAGTATCTAACTATCACATAAACAACATAAAGAACGGTCTTCAGCCTAGTATGTTGATTAACTTCAATAATGGGGTTCCAAATGAGGAGACTCAAGAACTTATTGAAAGAAAGATAATGGAGAAGTTCGGTGGAACTTCTCAAGCAGGTAAATTCATACTAACCTTTAATGAGGGAGTAGAAAGCAAAGCTGACATAGAGCCTATTCACTTGCCAGATGCTCACGCTCAGTATCAGTTCTTATCTGACGAATCAAGAGAAAAGATAATGCTAGGACACGGTATTGTGTCTCCAATACTATTAGGTATTAAGGATAACACTGGTTTTGGTAACAATGCAGAGGAATTAAGAACGGCATCAATCCTTATGGACAATGTTGTTATTAGACCTTTACAGCAAGGCATACTAGATGGCTTAGAAGACATTTTAGCTTTTAATAAAATATACTTAAACTTATACTTTGTAACCCTACAACCAATTGAGTTTACAGAGTTAGATAATATCTCTACTAAGGTTAAAAGAGAAGAGGAGACAGGAGAAAAACTGTCTTCTCAATCTGAGACTGAAAGCAAGCTAGACTTCTCTGATGAAGAGGGAGATGATATATATTCTCAACTAGAAGAGATGGGTGAAGTGGTTAGTTCTGATTGGGAGCTAGTGCACACAGAGGCTGTAACAGATGAAAATGAAGAGTTTGATCTTACTGCTTTAGCCGTAACTAAAAGCGATTCTAACCCTAATGCTGCATCTAATCAAGACAACACAGGATACAAAGTTAGATACTCTTATGCACCCCTTAGAAAGTCTCCTGACAGCAGAAAGTTCTGTACTCAGTTAGAGTCTTTAAGCGGTAAAGAGATTGTGTTTAGAAGAGAGGACATCTCACAGATGTCCTTCAGAGGATTAAATAAAGAATTAGGTCATAACAAGCAGAACTATTCACTCTTTAAATTTAAGGGAGGCAAGAACTGCCATCACTTCTGGGAAAGAAAGGTATACAAGAAAAGGGTATCTGCTGATACTGAGGTAGAAGCTTCAGATGCTGTAGCGGAAGGCTTTAAGGAGCCTATTAACCCAAAGGAGGTTGTTATTAGACCTGTAGATATGCCAGGAAGAGGGGCTTATCCTAAAACTAAATAGATATGGCACAGAAAGCACTTTTTATAACTATAAACGACTTAAAACGCAAATCCATAATAGATGGAAATGTTGATGGAGATAAGCTAATTCAATTCATTGAAGTAGCGCAAGATACTCATATACAGAACTACATTGGAGGTAAATTATATACTAAACTACAGGCTTTAGTAATCTCTGAAGAGATAAATGATGGTGGTAATGTTAAGTATAAAGACTTAATTGACGTATACATTAAGCCTATGCTTGTTTGGTTTACGCAAAGTGCCTACTTGCCCTTTGCTATGTATCAGATCAGCAATGGAGGTGTGTTTAAACATAGAAGTGAGAACTCTGAGACTATATCCGTAGAGGAGCTTAACGCTATGTTAAATAGAGTCAATGAGACTGCTGAGTTCTATACCAGGAGGTTTGTTGATTATATGGGATTCTATGGTCAGAACTTTCCAGAGTATAATGAAACCAGCAATGGTGAGATGTATCCTGATAAAGATGTCAACTTTCATTCTTGGGTGCTGTGATGGATAAAGAAAGAACAACATACAAACCAAAGGCTGAGAACATAATTAAGTTAGAGGCTTTCCTAAATAAGATAGAAAATAACAACAAAATAGCAATAAGAAACAATGTCAAATAATATAGATTGGGGAAAGGTATACTGCAATATGGAACAAGATGGCTCTTTTGGAGCCGATACACTTTGGAGTACTAATGCAATAAACGATATAGCTTCTCCTACTTGCTGGGTTACATTTAGAATATCAACGGACACTACGTCATACACAGCAGACACTACATTATTAACCGCAGATAGAACACAACTATAATAATACAAAACAATATAACATAAAACAATATAAAACAATATAAAAACTAAAATAGATAAACAATGCCACAAGAAAACATAAATATAGGAATAGCCAACCAAGGAAACGGAGATACCTTGTTTGCCGCTTTTACAAAAGTACAGGCTAACTTTGATGAATTATATGATGATGAACTATACGGTGAGGTTAATTCCGTTATAGCAGGAACGGGTGTTTCTGTTAGTTCAGCAACAGGAAATGTAACAGTTACTAATTCAGAACCTAACGCAACTCACACAGGAGATGTAACAGGCTCTGGTGCATTAACTATTGCAGATGATGTTATTAGTTATGCCAAACTGGGAGTAGAATTTACTACTACTGATGCGGTTACAACTGATTTAGCATTTGACGACCACCAAGTGTTTACTAAAACAATGACAGAAGACACTACCTTTTCTTTTAGTGGTGCAAACGTAGGGATGGTAAAAGACTTTATTCTAACAGGAGCATACGTCCCTTCATTTCCCGTAGGTACTAAACAAGTTGCAGGCACTTATGATGGGGCTGTTTCTAACTTAATCCAAATCGTAGCAATAGCAGACGCAGACTATTGGTTATCAGTTTCACAAGCACAATAAAATAAAGATATGAAAGCAATTTTAGTAAACGGAAATATAAAAACATTTGGCTCTATACCTAAAGTATGGAATGATGAGAATGGATTGCACCTAAACATAAAAGAAGGTTTTGGTTTTTTAGATGTTGTAACGCCTATTTACGATTCAAGAGTAGAGGAATTATCTGCTATTAAATTAGTAGGAGATGTTTATACCTACGATGTTATTGATAGGGTTATCGCTCAAACTTTAGCAGAATTAAAAACACAAAAAATAAGCAACTTAAAACACTCTATAGGAAGCCAATTATCTAAAACAGATTGGTATGTAATAAGAGAAGCTGATAGTGGAGAGGCTACACCTACAAATATAAGAGGAGAAAGAGCAGATTTAAGAACACAAAGTAATACAATAGAAGCAGAGATAAAGGCTTTAACAACTAAAAAGGCAGTACTTACTTTTGAGTTGCCTAACTTTATGCTTTAAATTATGGCTATAAATAAAAGATTAATAAATACTAAACAACAAGGCTCATCTTCTACAGCTAAATGGGTAGCAAGTACTTCTTTGGGTTTGGCATATACTACAGACGCTTCTGCTCTAACTGGTTGGACAGATGTAGCCATAAGCCCCTTTGGGGGTAGGGGAGAAGGACCTCCTTTGTGGAATGGTACCGCTTGGGTAGCGGTTGGTAGAAGTGGGTCTAACGACATAGCTTATTCTTCTGACGGAGTTACTTGGAGTACAACTGGTGTTGCGGACGGAGGAGGCTCTAATGTTGGCTGGAATGGCGATTATTGGCTTGTTACTACGTCAAATAGTGCTTATTACACAAGCGATGTAAACGGTGCTACTGGTTGGACAGAGGTATCAAACGGATTAAATGGAGAAACAGCTGCATCTTCTAATAATATTATATGGGATGGTACAAATTGGGTTGTTGCTGGGACTGATTTGTGGTATATTATTGGGTCAAGCCCCAATGGAAGTAAATCAACTATATTAAACCCTGCAGTGTGGGCGCAAGTAGCTTGGCAAGGACCTCTTGGAAACTTTATAATAGGCTTAAGGGATAGTTCAATGCTGGGATATTATATGACAGATGGAGATGGAACTGGTTTAACTTCTTCAAGCGGTTCTTTTTCAAGTGTACAATCTGGTTGTATTGCTACTTCAACTGGCGCTGCTCTAAGCAGTACAAGTAATAATTATTGGTATAGTTCTGATGGTTCCTCATACACAACAGGTAGTACTTTTACCTCATCTGGTGTATCGGCTAATTACAACGGAACAATAACAGTCGTAATTAGTCCAGCCACAGCTTCAATATTTATAATTACTGGGGAAAATATAAATCAAAATATACCATCTTTATCAACAACAAGCACTGGTATTTCTGGAACTTTTAGGGCTATAGCTTCGGATAATGATTACTACAGATTTATTTAACTATACAATATTAACTTAAATGACTACTTCTGACCTTAAAATCGCTTTTATAAATGTTATAACATTAGGCTTTAACTTTATGCAGATAGACATATTATTAAAGATATTACTAACAGCGGTTGCTATTGGATATACAAGCCATAAATGGTATTTAATGTATAAACGAAAATGAAAAATATAGTAGAAAGCTGGAAAACAACAGCATTAGGAATATTAGTCTTAATCGCTGCTATTACTTATATATTTATTGTACAAGATAGTAAGGTGTTTCAGTTTGCTATACTATTAATTGTAGGTATTGGTTTCTTATTTGCTCCAGATACTATCATAGATGGTTTAAGGTCAGTTATAAAGTCAAATAAAGATAAGAAGTGGTAATGTTTTTGTTAAATTTATAATATGGCAATAGTTTATAGACATATACGATTAGATAAAAATGAACCATTTTATATTGGAATAGGCGAAAACACACAAAGAGCCAAAACTAAAAGCAATAGAAACAATCATTGGTTAAACGTTGTGTCTAAAACAGATTATGAAGTAGAAATATTATTTGAAAACATATCAAGAGAACAAGCTATTAAAAAAGAAATAGAATTAATACTATTATACGGAAGAAAGGACTTAAATACTGGAACATTAGTTAATATGACAGATGGCGGAGAGGGTACAGTTGGATTTACTCACAAACAGCAAACTAAGGATAAGATATCAAAATCTCATATTGGAAAAACATTTTCAAAAGAGTCAAGAGATAAGATGTCTAAATCTAAAACTGGAGATTTATCTCCAACAAAGCAACAATGGGTAAAAGATAAAATATCAAAAACACTTACTGGTTTTATTAGAGGTTCATTTTCTAAGGAACATATAAAAAAACTAAGCGACGCAAAAAAAACAAAAGTAATACACATAAAAACAAATGTTATTTACGATTCAATAAAAGATGCTTGTTTTGATTTAAATCTTATACATCAAACAGAATATGGAAAAATGAAAAGAAATAGTAAAAACAAAAATTTTAAAGTATTAATTAAAAAATAGCTCTATTTAGTACAAATATGTATATATAAGCAATAAAAGGCATATACATTGGTTTAATATTACAAATATTTGCCAGATATTTTATTTACTGGCGTTAATACAACTAATATGCAACTAACAGAACACTTTAGTAAAGAAGAGTTTAATTCTAAGGATGGGGCAGCTATGCCCCAATCCGCTTTAAACAACATAAAAATACTAGCAAGTAACTTAGAGGTTATTAGAACAGAGCTAGGAGGTGTATCGTTAAACATTAATAGTGGGTACAGATCTAAAGCTCATAATAAGAAGCAGGGCGGTAAAACTAATTCGCAGCACTTACTAGGAAATGCTAGTGATTTATCATCCAAGCACAAAACACCCAAAGAGATTCAGTTAGCTATATTAAGGCTGATTAAGGAAGGTAAAATACTAGAAGGAGGAGTTGGTATTTACAATACATTTGTACATTACGATATAAGGAAAACTACTGCAAGATGGGACTATACAAAAGATTTATAATACTCTTAAACATAGTAGTAGTAATACTAATGCTTACATCTTGTGGTGCTAAAAAGAAAACAGTTACTAAGATAAGTAAGGTGTCTGAAGTTACAAGCAATGTAACGATAGACAGCAATATATCAAGAGTAGTCACAGATTCATCTGTGGCACTCTTAAACATAGTACTCTTAAACATAGTAGCCCTAGATTCAACTAAGCCTATTAAAATAATAGACTCCAACGGTAAGATCACGACATTCCATAATGTAAAGGAGCTGACATCCACTACGGATACCAGCATTATAAAGACCAGGATAAAAGAGGAGGAAAATGTAGTTATGACAGCTACAGCTGGAGTAACTACTACCATAGAAGAAAACATTCTAATCAAGGATAAACTAAAAATAGATACCACTATTATTTACATAGTAATATCTATTGTTGTATTATTCTCTTTGAGGAAATATATAAGAAGGATGTTTATTCCGTTTTAAATACTATTATTCCGTAAACAGAGTACCGCTATTTGACAGTTGCTGTCTCGCTGTTGGCTCGTCAGCTGGCACGATTTTGCTAGTCGTTTTACTCAATTACTTCAAAGGTACAGAAAATAAACCACAATGTCAAGCATTTTACAATAAATATTATTCTTATATGATGTTAATAAGTATAACATTACACCTTATATGTATAAGGTTTATTTTTTATATATTTACATTATGAACAAAGAAGAGGTCCTAAAGATAGCGGCAGAATACCAAAAGACTGTATTGGAACGTATAAACCAATTATTAGAGATTGATGCTATTCAGTATCAGAACTTAGGTAGTGAAAGCTCTAAGGCTGATAAGCTAGAGGTAAAAAAAAACAGTAGGTTCATCTATAGAACTATAAAGGACTTAGACATCAATACTGGTAAGTTGCTATTGCAACATCAAGATGGTTATTAGACGGTTATTAGACGGTTATTAAATGAGTATAAACTTAACTCCTGCGGAAGAACAGAACAGAGAAGGTCTAATGTACCTTACTTGGGATATGTTTGATAGTCCTGATATGCCAGGTAG